GAGTGTTTTATGTAGGGGTCACTCGTACCAAGGAAAACCTTTACTTGATTGAGCCAGAAGACATGAACCGGAGTTATTGGATATGAATCGTGAAGAAATTTTAGATACCGCAGGCGACCTGATTAACGGCGACCGCGCAAAAGATTACGGCGACGCACACCGGAACTTTCAAGATATCGCGAAGCTCTGGTCCGTTGTATTAGGGCAAGAAGTAACGGAGCAACAGTTTGTGCTTTGTATGATTATGGTAAAGTCCGCCCGCTTGATGAAGACCGACCACGAAGACTCGTGGATCGACATCTGTGGCTATGCTGCGTTGGGCGGCGAAAAACCTATTTCTGATACGGAACTTTTCTAATGAGTTTGCAAATGACAATGTTCGGTCCCAAGAGTGAATGGGTTCCACCCGCAGAACTGCCAGACATCTTTGATGCAAAGCAGATCGCTATCGACGTTGAAACACGCGACCCAAACATCAAAGTTAACGGGCCGGGATGGCCCACTGGAGACGGGGAAGTTGTGGGCTACGCTATCGCGGTAGCAGATTGGGCTGGATACATACCTATTCGCCACCTTGGGGGCGGTAACTTAGATGAGCGCATTGTCAATAAGTGGCTCAAGAAAGTTTTTGAGTGCCCCGCGGACAAGATTATGCACAACGCTCAATACGACGCCGGTTGGATACGTCGTATGGGGTTCAAGATAAACGGGCGCATCATCGACACCATGCTGGTAGCCGCTCTGTTAGATGAAAACCGGTTCAGCTACAGTTTGAATGCGCTTTGCTACGATTTGCTGGGCAAAATTAAGACAGAGAAAACTCTGCAAGAAGCTGCCCGTGAGTTCGGCCTCGACCCCAAGGCAGAGATGTGGAAGATGCCTGCGATGTATGTCGGCCCGTATGCTCAGAATGACGCAGAAATAACCCTAGATTTATGGAATTATTTATCCACACAATTAACCAAAGAAGACCTTTGGCATATCGCGGACCTTGAATTAAAGCTTTTGCCCTGCTTAATCGACATGACATGGCGCGGCGTCCGTATTGATCAAAACCGTGTCGAGCGCACTCGTAACATGCTTCTTAAAAGAGAAAAAGACATTGTTAAACAAATAAAGTCTGTGGCCGGTATGGACGTAGAGCTTTGGGCGGCTGCTTCAATTTCTAAAGCTTTTGATAAGTTAAGCATTTCCTACCCAAAAACTGAAAAGGGCGCACCGTCCTTTACAAAGTCTTTCCTGACGGATCACCCGCATGAACTGGCACAACTAATCGTGCAGGCCCGAAACCTAAACAAGACTAGCGGAACCTTCATCAACACAATTATGAAGCACTGCCGGACAGACGGACGCATTCACGGGCACATCAACCAGATTAGGTCAGACGACGGCGGCACGGTTTCGGGGCGCATTTCAATGTCCAACCCAAACCTACAGCAAATCCCCGCCCGCGACCCTGAACTGGGGCCGATGATCCGTAGCTTGTTCCTGCCAGAAGAGGGCGAGCAATGGGCGGCTATTGATTTCTCGCAGCAAGAACCGCGCATCTTGGTACATTATGCACACTTATTTAATAAACACCGCGGCGGCTCAATGCGGGGCGTAGAGGAGTTCGTAAATGCTTATAGACACGATCCTGATATGGATTTTCATACGATGGTTGCAGAAATGGCGTCGATCAATCGCAAACAGGCGAAGACGATTAACTTAGGCATGATGTACGGGATGGGCGTTAACAAACTTTCTGAGCAACTAGACATTGACGTAGAAGACGCCAAGAGTCTGGTTAAGCAGTACCATGATCGCGTCCCGTTCGTTAAGGGCTTGATGAACGGTGTTCAGGCACGGTTGAACGACAAAACAAGTGGAGGCTCTGTGCGGTCTTTATTGGGGCGTAAATGCCGCTTTGATCTGTGGGAGCCAGACACTTTTGCCATGAACAAAGCTCTTCCGTACCAAAAAGCCATTGACGAATACGGCGAAACAACGAGGCTTAAACGGGCATATACCTACAAAGCCCTAAACAGGCTTATTCAGGCGTCCGCCGCAGACATGACTAAGCAGTCTATGGTCAACATGTATGAGCAAGGACATGTTCCACTAATTCAAATCCACGATGAAATAGCTATTTCGGTAAAAGACCGTGCGGCAGCAGAAAATATTGCCAACATCATGGAAAATGCTGTACCATTGGAAATACCAAGTAAATGCGACATAGAGATCGGCCCAAGTTGGGGTGAAGCTAAGTAAGCTTTTTCATGGTGTTCCTCCCTTAAACTGGCTCCGCTTCGGCGGGGCCTTTTTTTCTTGCGTACATACCATATCTCCTATATATTCGCTTATAGAAACGCTATATATGGAGTTTTCCTTAATGGATATAACTAAATGGAAGTCTGTCTTGGTGCCAATTGAGGTATATGAGCAGATTAGAACAATCGCAAAAGCCGAAGGCCGCACAATAAGCGGGCAGCTTCGTATTATGTGGGAAGTGTATAAAGAGACCCGCGTAAAAGAACTCCAGAGCCGTTGACATATTTTTTTAGCTATGGTATGGGATAAGTAATGTTAACTCTTATACGGGAGACCAATGTGGACTATACAAAACAACTAATCACGACAATCGGGGACGTTCTTGCGGACGCTGAAGAACACGGGGTATCACCCACGCCTGCTATGAAACGGCTCGCGGCCTACGGCCTTTTGGTTGAAGCGCAAATTGATCTGCAAGAAAAACTAACCGATTTTGGACAGGGCGTTCAATTTACTCCGGACGAAGGATTGGATTTTACATTTACGCCTGAAATAAAACGTAAAAACGGCCGAAAAAATTGTAAGCAATGTAAAACTAAGCTTGTTGGAAAACAGCGTTTATTTTGCTCCAATAAGTGCGCTAGACGGAGTTGGAAGGTAAACAACCGAGAGACCGCACGGATGCATCAAAGGAATTACCTTGAGCGGAAAAAGAACGGCCAAAAGCTTCATTTAGTAAAATGAAGCCTTGCCCAGAGTGCGGAGGCGAGGGACAATGTGAATATGAAGTCCCCGTCCCCGCTCCAATGTCTTGGCGAGGCGGGTGGCTTGAAGACCGTTTAATGGAATGCGAGCTTTGCGGCGGATCAGGGGAGATTGAAGATGAAGAATAGGGAACCCTTAGTCTCTGATCAACCTTTCGGACACGCCGGTAAAATGCAAGAACTGTTAAACAATAACCAGTGCCCGCGCTGCCAAACAAACCTAAAACCTGTTGAGGTACACGGCCATGTACAATGCTCCGTGTGCCATCTTTATATCAACGAGTGTTGTCAGGGAGAGCAATGTGATATGCCCGAAGTGTCAGGGAAAAAGTAAAGTCTATAACAGTAGACCGCACGGGGATACAATCCGACGAAACCGTAAATGCCTAGAGTGTGGACATAAATACAGCACCCTAGAATATCTGCAAGAAAAGCCCGATCCGCGGCCCACGGCACCTAAAATTAAACCCGTAAGGCCACGTAAACCAAAGCATAAACCGCGGTTCACGGATCTTGACTTTGATAATATGAGCGACGAAGAACTGGAAGCAGCTATATATGACGGGCGTTTATAATAAAACTTGATCTAGGCAAAATTCCCAAGTCCGTCGTTCTAAATCATCCTTATCAAACTTTTGGGGCAGGAACCGTTTGGTTAGCTGCCCCTTTAAACATTCAACCGGCTTAAATAACACCCGCTCGCGATCCAAAGCCACTAACGCGACGACATCACAGTTTTCCTTAGTCAAAGGGCGTTTGTTACCGCCATATGCTAAAGAAAAATGATACCCCGACCCGTTTTTATTCCTTTTGAACTGGCTCGCCTTAACTTGGACGCGGATTAAACCGTCCTCTGTCTGCGCGATGATGTCCGTGGTGCCCATGTGTACTATCTCGCAAGCTACACCCAGTTTCATCAGGCGCACCATGCAAACCAACTCACCAATCTTCCCAGAATTGACCGCGTTGTACATATTTTAATCTTGCACATAACAATCTGGAAAAAAACATCTTTTATGCCTATTTATATGTTGCAATTCCCATACAATCGTATATAAAGGTCTTTGTAGAGCCCCCAAGCTTTACATTCCCGTAGTGAAGCCCTCAGAGTGATGCCGCTCTGGGGGTTTTCTTTTTCTTGTTGACAATATGTTGTCATTTATATTATATGGGATAAATCTTATATAACTACGGGAGATAAAAATGATTGGTGACGATAAAATTGACTTTGTAAACGGGCTGTCTAACGAAGATGTCGCAGATGTAATCAGTATCCTCGCTTCACGGCTCTGTGTCTGGGAACAAAATGACGGTGTTAGCTGCTTAACAGACGTGGAAAACGCGACCCTGAACGGGGCTTTTGTGCAAATCAACCCAAAGCACCGGCATAAGCGTTCTAAAAATCCAAAAGAACTTACGCGGGAGCAACTTTATTCCGTCCTGATTGGTAAATTTGACGATGATGTCTGGCATTGTAGCAAAACCGAAGACGGGCTCGTCGAAATCCAATTTTATGTGAAGGAAGACAACAATGAATAAATCAGATATAATTTTGGATAAAGCACGGGACATGGACTGGCAAACAGCCGTCGCTCTGGTCAATACATGTGTCGTGCTACACGCTTCACGAACCGCGGCCGAAGGCCAATATAGCCGTGAAGCCGTCGATAAATCAGCCGAAATCCAAGCGGCGTGGAAAAGGATACAGCGCGGATGAGCAGCGATCTGGAAAAGGATTTCGACCTAGCAAGCGAAATGATGAATGAACTGCTAGACGATTTCGAAAATAGCGACATCCAAGCCGGAGCCGCGATGGGCGGTGCGCTGACCGCGTTGCTATTCCGCCTCATACTGTCCAGCGAAGACCAAAGCACTACCCTTGGTATGCTTTCCTCTGCCATGCACCACGCCGCGGCAGCGGCAGCTATGGCAGTGGAAGACGATGACAATGTTCGCCATTGACAACTTTTTATTTATATAGTATATGGGATAAATCGTATACATATAGCTACGGGAGATTGATATGCTATTCGACGCTAACGAACGCACCAGATATATCGCTAAATGCGCTGGTGTAGACTATGACGACCTGATCACGCATCAGGACGCCAACCCCGCCGTAACCATGTATCTGGATGACTTTAAGGTAATAGAGAACGAGCTCCGCGCTGCGTACATCGTGGGGAAAGCAACAAAGACCGCGGCTCACGGTTCTTCTAGCCTTATCGACAGCCTTGAGCATTGGGCAAAACTTTTTAAAGACGGCACTTTGTCCGACAGCAACGCAGAAGAGATTGCATATTTGCTGGAAGACAGGGCGCATGATCTGCGGACTTGGGAGGCTAACGATGCCAAAGTTTAAGGTAACCGCCACGATGGACGTGGCATATGAGGTTTTCATAGAAGCATCCAGTGAGAATGAGGCGTGGAAGGTAGCAAACGAGATGGACGCACCATCAGATATAGATGATGAAGTCTGGACAAGAGTTGATAACGGTCACGACTGGACAGTGGAAAATGTTTGGAAGGTTGATGGTGACAACGATGCAAACTGATAATAGACTTTTATGTGTGGACGAAGAAGTCCGCAGACTGATGCGCGAATTTGGCGATATGTGTTTCGACCAAGCAGATCAGGACACAATAGACGCCAAGCACCGCGAATATATGTTGGTTAAAAATTTGCAAAAGGAGGGTAAATCCTATGTCCCCAGATTTTAAACCTGTCGAAGGCTGCGAAGAGTGCGAAGCCCTGACCGAAATGTTCGATGAACCGACCGCCTGCTATGAGTGCGTCGAATACGGGGAGGCAGAACAAAATGTCTCTTGATAATGTCGAAGCCGCAATCGAACAAGGCACGTCAATCAAACTAGCCCAGCTAGAGTCTGCTGTCCGTTCGATACACAAGGCCGCACAAAAGCTGCCTAACGAATGTTTCGTCAAGCAGACTACGGAATGGGCAATGGAGATCGTCGAGCCCAACAAAAAAGGCTTTAGCGATGTCCTATGAAGACATCTTCATAACCACCTATCTGGTCAGCGGGTTCGCCCTGCTGGCCTTTTTACTTTGGGATGCTTGGAAATAGTGCAAAAACCACAGAACGGTTACTCTTCTTCAAAAGAGGTAACGCGTTAATTCGGTATACACTATAGGGCGTTCAAAAAAGAGAACGAGAAAAAAAACCTAAAACAGGGTGTTACCGGTGTTACCGGTGTTACCTTGCTCTGTAACGTATAGTAGACAACAAAAACGAGGTAACACGAAAGGTAACACGGATGATTTACAAAAAAGTTACCCTTTAATATTTTCCGCGGACTGGCGGTCAAAATTGAAAAAAAGAATAAAAATATTTTTGACCCTATATAGGTATATCCTGTATAAACTATGGGACGTGACCTAATTAACGGTGAAATCCTTATGGCAAGAAAATCAGCAAGCAAAGTGACGGGCAAGCCCCGTGAAACGCGTGGCCGCCCGCCTGCGACTGTCGAGCAGCCCCTGACGCGCAAACAAGAGCTCTTTGTAAAAGAGCTTGTAAGTAAAGACGGTCAGATAACTTTGCGTGAGGCCGCCATCAATGCGGGGTATGCGGTTACATCAGCACATAGCAGAGCGTATGAGTTAACTAACCAGCATATATCGCCCCATGTTGTCGCCGCCATACAAGCTTACCGCCGCGAGTTGGACGAAAAGTTTGGGGTGACATACCAAAGGCATTTAAGAGATTTGCAAACTATCCGCGATGTGGCTTTGCAGAACGGCGCATACAGCGCAGCCGTGCAGGCGGAGTATCGGCGCGGTCAGGCGCAAGGCGATATATATGTCAGTAAATCAGAAATCCGTCATGGCTCTATTGACAGTATGAGCAAAGATGACGTTTTGAAAGCGTTAGAGGAAATAAAACAAAGTTATGCCCCAGTCACCATCAACATCACTCCCAAAGAAAAAAAG